CGAAGACATTTGTGGAGCGTTCTGAGCAGCAGCTACCTGTCTATCCCTCTCAGCTTCAGCCGAGGAGTACGCTAACTGACCACCCTGTTCCGTTAATGCACGAGCAAAGATGTCCTGAGCTTTACCCGCCTGTTGACCCATTGCAGCAGAGCCGTAACGACCAGCCGACGAAGCCAGAGACTGTAGGTTTTGGATATTCTTTGTATATTCTTCACCCGCTAGACGATTAGCTTGCTGTAGCGCACCACCTAGAAATGGATTAACCTCCCTACCTTGAATCGTAGCGAGTTGTTCTTCCTGAGCAGAACGTAAGAGTGGAGAACCGCCTACAGCCCGTTGTTGAGCCATCTGTAGGGCTTGAGATGTAGCCGCTGACGGAGCAACTGCCAAGGTCTCAGGAGCCGCTGGCATACCCTCATAAAGCCGTCTAGCCTCTCCTAAGGAGAAATTAACATACGGCTTAAACTCAGGACTTAATTCCGTCTTACTTTCTTGAGAACCGCCACCACCGCCCATATCACACCTCGCTTATCCATTTCCGAGGCTTGAATCCGTAGGCTTTGGCTCTACGTTCCCAGCCCGGCCTATGACTCGTGAAAGTTAGGTATTTGTTACCACTTTCTCTTGCCATATTTTTGATGAATTGTAAACCTTTTTGCACCATCTGATAATCATTTTCTAACGTCCAAGCACACCAAACATGGAGTTCTTCCCCTAATGGCTGCAATACAAAGAACGATTTGAAATGGTTATCCTCTAGCCCAACCCATAAGCCTGACTTCTGATTCCAGCAGTCCGTGTACACATCCTCCACGATCCAGCTTTCAGAACTCACCGCTTTAATCTTCTCTAATCCAGCCTTGACGCTAGGCCACCACTTCCTTAGTTGGTCAGGCTCGATATATTTGAATTCCGTCATCCGACAATAATGTATCCGTAAGTTTTGTCAGCCGTACTATTAGCCCAATGACTAATGGTTGCTGATCCTTGTTGTTGTGTAGAAACGTATAAGTTCGTTGTAGCCGATGGTGCAAGGTAAGACAGCGTAATGATAGTTGATGGCGTAGCTGGTCTAGTCGGATTCGTATCAGTCGGGTACTGTTCCAAAGAAACGCCAGTATTACTAACCCGCCACATTACCTCAACATAGTCATTAGCGTTCATTTCCAGAACGTAATTCATCGCAGCAATCAGGTGGCTAGGATCGCCTGTACTCTTTCTAGCAGGTAACGAGAATCGACTATTGGAACCAGCTACGTTAGTGCCGTTCTTACGGAACCAAATATCTATGTCCTGTGAGTCGTTGGTCGTATTCTTAAATTGAAACGAGAACTGGATGTTGTAAATCCCATAATTCCTGACGTTTAGCCTAGAACTATTGGAAACGTAAATTCCATTGGAATAATCTGTCGTATTAAACGTAACTGCATAGGCCGTTGTGGTGTTAGCCGCAGTCTGGTCTGTAGAGTCCTGAAACGCCCCATAGGGAGCCGAATCAGCTTCAGCAGCCGCAGATACAGGAACGAAGAAAATCAGGCTGTCAAAGCCTATACGTCCGTCGTAGAGGGTAGTTGTAGTCGCATTGCCAGTCGCTAGGGTAATCAGACCTGTGTTATTGGTCTTTCCGTCCATAACACCACGAACGACCTCAGCAACAGACCTCTGATCCCCTCCAAATGGCGGTAATGTACGAAACTGAGTCATCGATTACCCTGCTTTACAACGTCTACCTCTAACATAACCGCTGTTTTCCAGTTATCCCCTGTCGGAGTCAGTCTTAGCCTGTGATATTCACCGTTAGAACGGATAGAAACACGGTTTTCAGCATCAGCAGGTACGTTAGAGCCAAATTCCACCTGTTCATTGAGCAAATCCCGGCTAGAAATAGCCACAGACCCACTCCCACCGTCCACAGTAGGCCGAACTAACGTCACCGTAGACCGACCTTCAGCTATATCACCCGTCGTAATGTTCGCAGTCTTAGGCTGACCAGTAAAAGCCACGATCTTAGCCCCTACAACACCGGCAAAAAACAACTGTCCACCTGCAAATACCCGTGAATCCAAGGGAATCTCTAGGGCATCAATGCTTGAATTGTAGTTATCGACCTGTTCTAACGTCGCTGATGGCGTTAAAACATAAGCAATGCTAGTCGCTGTAGTGTCTGTGTACGACCAACGGTCTAAGTCAATCGAGTAGACCAGCATATTTCTACCACCGAAAGTATTATTGAATTTCCAAATAACTAACTTTCGAATAGGATCAACCGTAGCAGCCATTCCTGTCGGGATTTGGCTAGGAATGACGTTCTCAAAGAACCAGCGATTAACCTTTTCTACCCCAATAGGTTTCGTATTCTGACCATCACAGGCATAGAAACCGTCATCTGCTAGGAAATACGTTAGTCCACCGTACTGAGCAATCGAGCCGTTAGAGATACATCCCAAAGACCTAGAAATCGCATCGAATTGAAAGAAAAACGGGGAGCCTGTATAGCTCATCCGATATATGGCACGTTCTAGGAAGACTAGGCCATATTCGCCACCCGCTAAACCTGTAATGTCCCCACCGTCAGGGATGATCTGGGTATCCGACTGAGAAGCAGCACCGGGAGTCCAGTCTGTTTCATCGTTAATGTCCGACCAGTAGACCTTGCTGGTATCCGTCCCATCATTAGCTGCTACAACGAAATCCCGAACCACAGTCACAAACTTAGCCGTAGGTGCAGCAGCAGCTAAGTCACCAAAGTAGGTAGAGATACCAATCTCGTAAGCCTGTAGCTTGTCCTGACCGTTAGCCAGAATCATCTTAGCCCCGAACTGGGTAACATCCCAACCCTCTACAGCCGTGTAACCCGTAGTCGTTAGGGCATCTAAACTCGCATCTGTGGAGTCAAACTTGTAGATTTGAGTCGCACCAGCAGCAAATAGATTCGTAGCGCCTGCGTACTTACCTGCAAACGTAATCAGCAAGTCCTGAGCAGCAGCATCCGAATAATCAGCCTCACTCGGAAATGGCGCATAACCGTTAGAAACGGGATAACAGTTCTTAGCATCAGTTACCGATCCTGCTACTCCCGGCTGATCTGGCAACCACTCACCTAATGGAATCTTCATTGTCTTGCCCAAGTATCTGTTGAAGCAGTCTGCGGAATCCAGAATTCATAACGCTCGTCGGTATAACCTAGCTCCCAATACCCAAACTCAACATAAGGATCAGCTAAGATATTCGCGTACCAAGTATCCGCTACCGGAGTAACTGTTGTCCAAATGTTACTAGAAGGAGATTGCTCAGTCCATGTATTCGGAACCGCAGGAACATCTGTCCATTCTTCCCCAACAACCTGACCGTTAGCAGTAACCGTTACTGAGGCGTTTACAGCCGCATTACCAGCCCATATCGCTGTAGGGTATACAACAACACTCGCTAGCCCAGTAATCGCCCCAGAACCGCTATAAACCACCCCACCAAGGGCTGTAACCGTAGCTGTCCCTGTAACCGATCCTGAACTCGTCCTTACCCTAATCGCATTAGCACTAACTGTTGCATTACCGCTAATACTCCCAGCACCGAATTGAATCCTGATGCCGTTAGCTGTAACTGTTGCTGTTCCTGTAACACTACCACTACCAAACTGTACTCTAGTTGCATTAGCGGAAACAGTTGCTACTGCCGTTACCGATGCACTCCCGAACTCAAGAATCGCATCGCCTTCAGCATAGCCATATTCCCAGTAATCGTAGAGGACGTATTGGAGACTCATTCTTTAGGTATCTGTGCTTCAGATTGCTCTTTAATCTTCACCACTAAAGGCCATGCCCCTGAACTTGTGGGGAGTTGTCCCAGCGTCTGCAATATCCCATTCACTTCTTCTACGCTGAGTTTTAATGTGATCTCCATTACTTTGCCTCCAATGCGGCGACTTTCGCCTCCAGTTGTTCAATACGAGTCATTGCTTCTTGTAGGGCTTTGACTGCTTTCATGTACAGTATGGAAGTCTTTACGCCCTTGGTAACTTCGCCATTCTTAACGAGCTTACCGTCTTCATCAGGCACTTCATCCTCTTGTTCTTCAACAAGACCGGGGCATACCTGTTCAACCTCTTGAGCAATCAAACCAAGGAACGGCTTTGAATCAGGGTCATCCTGCACATAATCTTTGAGCCGGTAATTCACAATACGCAGCGCTTTAATGTCATCCCATTGGCTAGACGCATCAACAACGTCTTGCTTTAGTTTAATGTCTGAGATTGTGGTATAGGTTCCAGTTGAATTTGTAACGGTTCCAGAATCAGCCACTCGCATCTTGTAAGCACCAGCAGCATCGTTGTAGTAACCAAACGCATAAAACGTGTTATTAGTCGTGTTTCTCGACGCTCTTACATACATCACGTTATCTGTTTGTGATGTACTAGACCCATGAACAATTAGGGTTACATCATTTGCAGACTGTCTAAATTCGTGAAAAGTGTTTGTCGATCCTAAGTAAGTGCCGTTATCACTAGCCTTAAAGTACCCGGCTGCGTTGATACGGGCGCGTTCGGTTCCGCCGGTAGAAAAGCCAAGAACACCCGATCCTGCTCGGAACATACCAACGTCACTTTGGTTGTAAAAAGTAAATGTTGGCGCAGCAGCCGTTCCATCACCAATTAGCGCACCGCCATTGACACGAATGTTGCCTGCGCCTGCGTCCGTCGTAGTCCCAACAGATAAACCACCTGCCGCACTCAGCGTCATAGAATCTGTGAATGTGAAATTATTTCCCGCCGTACCAGATGCTGCACGCTGCCAAACGTGTGAACCACCAAGTTGATAATACTGAGCAGCAGCGTTTGTTGTTACATACTTATACGTTGCAGCCGCTTCGTCATAAAATGCATTATTGCCAAGGTAAACATATGGGGCAGATGACCAACCATTCGTATTGCCTACTAAGTAAGCTCCACGGGTTCCTATTTGGATTACCTTGAGATAACCTAACGCACCCCAATTGTTTGGCGTAACACCAACCCCAACAGTGCCATTTACGTCTACCCGGACACGTTCTGCTGCTCCAGTCCAAAAAGTCACCGGCGCACTTTGAAGGGCTTCTAACTGTGTACGGGCAGAGCTTGCAAAAAGCAAAGCGGCTGCGGTAGTCCCGTTATACAAATACAGACGAGCATCAGAGGTGTTGCTGATCCCCATCTCACCACCAACAACAGCAAGTCTGCTGGAGCCGTATGAAGCAGGCGAATTCGTCCCTATCCCTACATTCTGACTACTGTTTACCCGCAGTGCCTCTGTACCACCAGTACCGATAGCCACCGTATCCGCAGCAGGGAAGAACACACCCGTATTGGCATCCGTACCCTCGTAAGATGGATTCGATGCGGTTCCGTCTACACCAGATACACCGTTAGTTCCTGAGATAACTACTGGCATTATGCTGCTCCTTTTAACAAGGCTACTTCTGCTTTAGTTGCGTCTAGCTCTGCTTTGAGTTCTTGGATGGCTGCGGTCAGCGTTGCGACAAGGAACGATGTGTCGATACCTTGTGGCTTGATGTTGCCTTCCTCATCAACGGCATCTTTTTCGCCGGTAACAGCATCAGGACAAACTTCAGCTAACTCATGTGCGATAAAACCTTCGCCATCGGAACCGTCTGATTTCCATGTATAGGTACAAGGCTTTAGTGCCGCGACTTTTGCTAATGCGCCAGTCATCGGCTTAATGTTTTCTTTTAGGCGATAGTCAGATGATGTGTTGTAAGTTACGCCTGTTGTTCCGTTTTGACCAATACTGCCAATAATAGTATTGTTATAAGAAAATATTGCGTAACTGTAACCACTTCCTGCACTAGATGGATGCCCTATGTTAATTGTAGAACCGGCTCCTGCGGCATAGTTTATTTGGAACCCTGCGCCTACCCCGTTCGGGGCAGAACTCGTAGTCCCCACCAGCAGATTACCGCTGGAGTCGATACGGGCGCGTGAGGTGAAACTTGAACCGTCAGCAGGGCCGTTGCCAAAAATAAGTGCGCTGCCTACTGCATAACTAACATAAGCTTCTGCTGCCGCAGCCGCATAAAGAGACAAATGGGTGCTAGTACCTTGCAATAAGATTTGCGAAGTTGCCGAGCTGGTAGAGCCTACCTGATACCTTGTTGTTCCAACCCCAGCAGATGATGTTGCGTTAAGCAATAAATAGCCACTCGCATCCAGCGTCATCGCCTGTGTGAAGGTGATAGTGTTACCTGCTGTGCCGGA